ATTTAAAGTCTTGAGTCGTTTTTCCGTCGCGGCCGGCATAACTTACGGTCGCGGCTGGTGGGACAACTGTGCCGATATGGGCGTGTTAGGCGGTTATGACACACTAGCTAACAGAGTCGACGTCTTAAGTGATGTTACCTCTCAAGTGGGTGTATCTAAGCCGTCTAATTGTCATTCTGAGGCTTTCAAGGCAAACATTCTTAAAGTAATATCCAAGATCAAAGCTTCGCGTTCTCGAAGACCTTCCGATTTAAAGTCCTTTCTCAGGTTCAGGGATAATTGGAGTATACCTGGAGCATGTTCAGAAGGAGAGCCCGCCGTAGTAGAGATTCGAAAGGGTCAACGCTGGGTAAAAAGGAGACTGAGAAGTAAACTTGCCAAACTATCTAATTATAGTGACGACAAGTTGAAAAGTATGTGTTTGGAAGAATTAGGTTCTATCGTAAAACCGTTTCGTAAGGAAGACGAAGCTGCCAAAACCAGAGCAGTTTATGCTTACGACGTCAGATCTTACTTGCGCTGTTCTTGGCTCGAATCCTTTTTGGGCGACCTTAACGGCTACGGTGAGTGGACTACGATGGCTCTAGGGCTCAAAGGCAAAGCAAATGCGAGGGGCAAATTAGTGGCTTCTTTACAAGGTTTCGACAGATGGTTCATTAGCCTAGATCAGAGCGACTTTGATCTTAACCAGTCTAAGGAAAATGTAAGGTTTGCTCTAGCAGCTCTTTTAGATTTGTGCGTCGAGTTTTCTCCCGAACACTGCAAAACAGAGGCTCTTTCGGCAGCCAAGGCCGAGTTATACTCCTTCGACTTGGCCTGGGTCGCCGGTCCTGACGGGAAGAAAATATGTCAATGGTTAAGCGGTGTTCCGAGCGGTCATAAATGGACGGGACTTCTGGACTCGATATTAAACTACTCTGCCACCATAGTAGCTTTATCGTTGTTAGGCATACCGGAACCCGATTTGGGTTTTTGGCATGGTGACGACGGCATACTCAGTCTAGACAGATATGTGTCGCCTACAGATATAAGTTGGGCTTATGAACAGTTGGGTCTAAAAGTAAACTCGGGCAAAACTTGGGTATCCAAGGCAGGCTTCGAGTATTTACACGAGATACACCATAAAGACGGTACGATATGGGGTTTTCCTGCCCGTATCGCTAAGTCCGTCTTGTGGCGTAAACCTGATCTAGGTTCGTCAAACTTGACTGTTGGCACACAAGCCGTCCAAGAAAGATTTGATGTATTGGTCAAAGGCGTTAGACGCGGTCTGAGAGGGTGTTTTTATCCTCACCGATCTGGTCTGCAAATGGGCCAAATGCACGAGATCAATGGCTGTCGATCACGTTATGACACCGAAGGTTATGGGTGGTCTGGGTTTGGGTGAAACGGGTAAGACAGGCGGTAGCTGGATCGGAGGTGAGATCAAAGTGTCTAGGGTTAGAATATCGAGTAGTTTCTTTTACTCAGGTATTCCGAAACGCGTAGCAAGACGCTGTTTGACAGAACGATTCGGTCTCCTAATGCCTATGCCTGTTAGCCCAGCACAATACAAACTCGAAAAATCCTTAGTTTCTGAGCACCTATCCGAATGGGGCTGCACTACTATACCTAAGTGCGCCATAAAGAAGGGCGGCCTAAGAGATACCTGGGTTTGTGACGACACTGATGCGCCATTGAACGACCCGTGGAATGCCAAGATGTGGTTAGAATGGGGTTTAAAAACTAGAACACTCGAACCTAAGTATGTACCAGATTCTCGAGTCAGAGAAAGTCCTATGGGTTTCAGAAGGGCGGCTTCGCTATTGTCAAGATGGAAAGGTCGATCTTTGAACCTAGAGAAACACGATTACGGAGCAGAACCTTTCGCATGCGTTTCTGATTTCGGAAATCAATTGTGGGCGGGATATCTGAATTACGTGATTGGCACTGGCATGTCGAATAAATTGGATACTGCTTGGATTGAGTTGGCAAGTTATTGTTGGCGTTCGGTTGTCAATATGAAACCGGTATGGGGTACTTTCGTTTAGAAATACAATCTTTAAAAAATTAATTTTGTCGTTTAGGAGATGCTTGTTAGTTCGTCTCGTGTATATAAGTTTGCCGCTTAACAGCGGCTTTGAAAGCAGGGGGTTAATTCTTCGGGTCTGACGCACCCGCTTACCCGAGTCATCACTTGCACCAAATGTATAATAACAGAGGTAAATCTCGGATCAGGTAACATCGTAAGATGTCGGGCTTAACGCACCCGATCTACCAGTTAGTAATTGTAAATAAATTTTAGCTTGCTCTAACGCAAGAATGTTAACCATATCTAAGTCGTCCCAGTCAGCAGCCGAGGGGAAGCGGTGTTGGC